TCCCGCGCGTGTCTGGATAGCAATACTTCTTCTGGCGGTATCGCTTCTATACACACTTGGTTCTTTTCTTTTAATCTTCTAATTGTAAGATCATAACTTGCTGGTATTTCTTGGGTGATCTCTTCACCGCTTACAGGATCCATCATGGTCATGCTTTCCATCGTGACCGACTCTTCTACAATCTCTACGTCTTTGTCTATGATTAATGCTTGGTAGGATTGTGGATCTAAACCTGTGTATTCGTGCGTGGTGGCTTGAACTGAATCATCCCAAAATACTTTTACAAAACCAGTTTTTCTAACGAGTGCATCTTTAAACGCATCATACAAAACTTGGAAACCGTTATTTTTTTGTTGGATAATATAATTAATATAATCAGTTTGCTGTTCGGCAAGTTGGATATCCTCTGGACCTTTAGGCACAAACTCTACAACTTTTTTAGTGCCAAAGAATGTACGCATAATAGACGGCAACATAAACAATATGCTTTCTCTAACATCGGTAGATATAAACTCTGATTGTAAGGAGCTAGTTCCCTCTGGCGCGTCGCCTAAATAATATTCAGTTGATTCAGCTCTGTCCGCACCAACCATGTGTATAAAATCACTAGCATCGTCCATCTCTGATTTAAGAACGCCTGTTAGAGTTTCTATGTTATTGTCATCTATATCTTTTGCCATAAATTATCCTATTCTGATTATCCTAGACTTCAGTGGTTTCTTGAAATTATAACCTAAAAAGTTAACGCTTCCACCAAAACTTGCAGCGGAGGATGCCATGGTCAACGCGAGCGCATCCGCCTTGTCGGGTGATTTAATTCCGCGCTTGCGCATTTCGTCTTTACTTTCTATTTTTATTTTACCAGTAGACGTATATTTATAAAGAGGTGCAGCGAGTTCTGCGACTAGCTCGTCATCGTGTGGCAACCTACAATCACGTTGGGTTAGCCAGTCTTTAATTGCAAACCATAATTCCGCGCGCAAGTTCAAATAATTTTTTTTGGTAGCGGGTGCTTCAGCAACATTGACTCCGCGCACGGGTAAATTTTGTTCAGCTAGTCTATCCACCACGCCTGCGCCAAGTCCAATTACATCTATCAATATTTCTTGTGGTCTTTCAATCGCAGTACATTCATCAAATTTATTTTTAATCACACCACACAACTGCATTAGATCCATAGACTTAAACGACTTGATACTCATGACATGGTTACCTTGTCTAATACATAGCGCAGAGTTATCACCGCCGAATCGCGCTACATCTAATCCCCATATAATCGGTGCATTAGCAGTTAACGATACATCCCTATCAATCGCTGACTTAACTAATCCCATTGGTATTACCGTATCATCATCCGCGGATGGAAACTCGCCCATCACCTCCACGCGTGCGACGGTGGAATCCTCGCCGTACTGCTCAATCATTTTGCTGAAGAGATCTTTGTCAGTACCTTCAACCGTGCGTGAGTCTATCTGTTCGTTTTTCCAAAATGCTTTTGCGCTGTGGAATGAATCATAGAATGGCCCTTGGTTCCTGCGTGGGTTAGAGAAGGTAAACCAAAAACGATTTGGAGTTGGTTCAGAGAAGAAACCTTCAGAGACGGAGTAGATAGGAGCGGGGATACCCGAAGCTTCATCCATAATCAAACATACGCCGTATGATGAGTGGATGCCTGCAAACGCATCTGGGTTTTCCTCGCTCCATAACTGTGCTTGCGCGTAGTAGTAACCAGTATCTATCTTTAGATCTCTTTCTAACGCTTGATCAAACCAAGCAGCTGGCTTTATGGTTGTTGCAGTTTTTGACCACCAATGAGAATTTAAAGATAATGTAAGCCACTTACCAAGCTCCGCCCATGTTCTACTTCTTAACTGTTGTTCGGTGTTAGCAGTTACGATTATGGTTGATCCTAGCCTGGTTGATAACATCCATATAATGATCCAGGCAACCAAAGCTGATTTACCGATACCACGACCTGATGCTACTGCCATTCTAAACATCTCTGGTAAATCCTTAACACCATTACGTTGAATGTGTATTGTCATTTCTCGCAAAATTTTTTCTTGCCACTTCCTTGGCCCTTTAAATTCTTCAAGGGGGGTATCCTTCATTCCCCAGGGAAAGACAAATTTGACGAAATTTAATGGGTTATCTTTAATTACGGTGACCATAATTCGGTCATCAATAGCTTTTCTTCTTCTGCTTTATACTTCATAAAAATTACCTAAAAAAATTTTCGCATAGTGTATATATATAACGCACCACCCCACGTACGCAAAAGGGGGGGGGTAGATTTCTTTTCTATGCATATTATATAAACGCAACGCAACAACGCACAAACGGGGCTACGCGTGAACGCGTGCATGCGTTAGTCTTTAACATCTTTTAATGATAGCGTTTCTTTTTCTTGATGATTAATAACTTTCATTCTTGCCTGTGCGTGCGTGAGTGCGTCTTTAATATTGAGCGTATGTTCTACTGTTTGCTTTTCCGCCCATGTATCGCGATCAGCCGATTTTAAATAAAATTGTATTGCGTTAAATTCCCCGTCTTGTATTTTTTCCATTAACTTTGATGTTGCTAACTGCAATCCTTTTGCTTTTCCTCTGTCTAATGCTTCCGCTAATTCCGAATTTTTTTTAATTCTATGCTTGTTAAATGTATCCCAACCCACATTCAATGACTTGCAAATGTCCATGATTCCCATGTTAAGCGAGGCGAGATATTCAACCCTTTCATAATCTATAACAATAGGTTTTCTTCCTCTTTTTTTTGGTGTTTTTGTTGTCATATTCCGATAATTATATATTAAAAGGGTATTAATTAAGCTTTATTTAATAATTAATTACATTATTTTATATAAATGTGTTGCAGTCTATACATATTTATGTATTATATAAGGGTGATATATATTAATAACCAATTAAAAGAGGTAACCAAAATGAAAAAACTGAAATACTACAGACATGGTGGAATTAAGAAAGGTTCACAAGGCCAAATCACATTATATGGAACAGTAGAAGCCATAACAGATGAACCGGTTAAAGAGACATTTTTCGGCTATTCAACAAGTGAAGCGATGAAAAAGTTTGAGATAACCCTAAAAAACAAAGCCGAAGAACTAGCACAATTTATAAACCAATAAGGGGACATAATGAAAATTTCAAAAGTAGGAAAGTTAAACTCTAGATCGTGGAGCCTTGAAGCCTTAGAGACTTGCCCGGCTTCTAAAGATTCAAGCGGTGAACTTGTCCCGGCTTGTAAGGGCTGTTATGCAGTAGGCGGAAACTATCGTTTTAAAAATGTTAAAGAAGCTAGAAGCCATAATAAAAAAGATTGGAAAAGGGCGGAATGGGTAGCCGATATGATAGAGGAGTTAGACTCAGACCGCTATTTTAGATGGTTCGATAGTGGCGATATGTACAGCCTAGGATTAGCCGAAAAAATGTATGAGATTTGCAAGGCTACACCATGGACAAGGCATTGGATACCAACAAGAATGCACAAGTTTAAGAAGTTTAGAAAGGTTATTAATAAACTTAATAAGCTTGATAATGTTGTTGTAAGGTTATCAAGTGATGGCATTAACGGGGAAATAATACAAGATGCTGAATACTCATCAACTATCATTCCATTTATAGACAGTCAAACAACAGCAACCGTATGCAATGCACCGCTTCAAGATGGTAAATGTAAAAAATGCCGGGCTTGTTGGGATAAGTCTATCAAGGTTATAGCATATGCCGGACACGGTGCAAAGATGAAAAAACAACAAAGAGAACTAATTCAAATCATGGAGGTAGCATAGATGAATTTTAAACTTGATAATTATAAAGCTATAGGAATAGCCGAGGGATTTATAGAAGCTGAAACAGATGAGCAAATAATACAAGCATGGCAGTATCTAGTTGACACCGGTTTAGCGTGGAATCTTCAAGGGTGGTTCGGTAGAACTGCAAGAAGATTAATTGATGATGGTCTTATAAAAAACCAGGGGGAAATAAAACAATGAGCAAACCAAAAGAATATATTTTTAGTAACACTTTTACAGTAACAGAGGAAACAGAAGTTTTAGCAAATAGCTATGATGAAGCAGTTGAGATATTTTTAAGCGGTGGCGGTACTACTGATGAAGTAGATCAAAGCGGTGGCAATTGGGAATGTATACAAGAACCAACAGAAGAGGAGGAGGGGAAATAATGTATTTACAAGTAATAGAATGTCTTAAATGCCATAAACATTATGGCGAGAAAAATAAATTTATACCTATATGTCCTTTTTGTGGGAATGATGATACAGAACAAACAATTTATTTAGATGAAACAAGCAATATTAGAAAAGCATTTATACAAGGAGAGGTGCAGAAATGAGTAAAGAAAAAAAAGCACACTATGAATTGCAAGAAGATCTTTTTAATGCAATGTTAAAAGCAAATGATAAGGGCTTAGGAATGATACATATATTTCATGTAGCTTTATATTTTATTCTAAGCGAGATATATAAATCATCACCAAACAAAAAAGAAGCAAATCACTTAATTAAATCAACTTTAAAGGAGGCTACTAATGGCTAACATATATCCAAGCGACTCATGGGGAACATTTAATGCTGAAAGTGAATATAAAGACATTAAAGGCATACACAAAGATCAAACCATAGATATTAATTTATGGACTGATGACCAAACAGGAGAGAAATTTTTAAGCCTATATCCTGTTGATGAGAACGGGCAAACGGATTGCTCAAACTCTTTAGGATTTTATAAATTAGAGGAGGTGCAAGACTAATGAATTATAAACAAATAATAGAATGCCTTATATGTGAAAACCATTACGGACAAAATGACAAATTTATTTCTATATGTCCGCATTGTGGGAATGATGATACTAAAAAGACAATTTATCTTGCAGAAGATAGTGAGATGCTAAAAGCATATATAGATGGCGAAATAACTTTACAGGAGGTGCAAGAATGACATTTGTAGATAAATTTGATGATGATCATTTTATATGGCAAGACCATATCCAGGGAATAGATAAACCGGTTTTATGGCAATACAAAAACAAAGAAAAATGTTTTTACCAATGGCCTTTATATAAAAGATCAGATTATAAAATCCTTATAGAACTAACCAAGGATCAAAAAAAGATCGCCCTTGACTACTTAGAGGAACTACACAAACCATTGAACGAGGAGACAAGGCAACATAACAACGAGAAAGCACGACTAAGGAGGGCTAATAGATGAATGACTTAATAAATACCAAAATGGATGAATGGCAAGAAAAAGGAGACAACATAAGCATGTTTAAACTTGCATCAATGCTATACATAACAGCACCCGAGGAACAAGAATCAAAACTTGCGGAGATAGAAGAATTTGCACAATGTATCGCATCTGACATGAATGACATAGAACTAGCAAAAGCCAAAAAGGAAATAGAGCAATTAATAGAGGAGGACAAACAATGAACAACACAATAGGAATAATAATAGTATTCTCGTTTATGGCTTTTTGCCTACACGGGACATATCTTTTACTAACCAAGGAGGATGATGATGAATAAACAATTTAAAACAGAAAAACAAACTCACAATATACCAACATCTATAAATGTGGTTGATTCTCCATGTAGCATTTACTCGGTTTGTTATGACACCTTTAAAGAATTTTTCGTTAAAGAAGGTTATAACACTTTAGAAAAATGGGAAGACTTTTTAGATGGAGAATATAGCGATGTTGATTCTCACTACATAGAAGATATTGCTAACTTTTATAATCTTGAATGGGATTATATAAACGAAGATGGAAGCGATAAAGGTTATGACTATTTTGTCATTTACACAAAAGAGGTAACTAACCATGAAGATAGATAGAAGACGAATACCGAAACACTTAAGGCATTTATCAAACGAGAAGATCTTATTACTAATAGAACTATTTAGGGGGAGATTATGACATTTACACAAGCAGAATACATATTTAAATGCTTTATCCATGATTCCGGCCAGATAGGAGAAAAAGAACAACCTAACAAGGAACTTTCTCTAACTAATTCTAAAGGCTCATGGCTACTTAAAACGATAACTGGTACCAACATAGCCATAGTATCAAAAGAAGGCAAGGTAGAGCCTCTATGAACACCTCAGAGGCAATTAAAATGATGAAAGCAAAATATGGTCTAAAACAAGACATATCATTAGAGAAATTGTTAAAGATTTTATCTAAAACAGATAGGGAAAACATACTACCCAATCTAAAACAAGAACCAAAATACAAAAAACTAATTATTGAATACTTAAACGAGGAGTACAAATGAAAATAAAAAATAAAACAAAAGTAGATTTTATAGCGGAACAGTTATTGGAGTTACACGAATATGAAAGAAAGCAGTTAGCTTTAATATTGATTAGTTCAACTTTAAACGAAATATCGCAAAAAGAAGCACATGAAATAGCTGAAAGATTAAACCAAGAGGAGATAAAATGAGTAACCAAGCAAACGAACATGCACTAGAAAAGATACACGAAGAAGTCATACAAATGGACTCTAAAGGATTGTTAGAGTCAGAGGTATTTACTGTATCAGATATTTATGGACTAGATGAAACAACCGACAGAGCCAGAATATTAGAATTCATAGCAGAAAATTTATTTTATAACGGTAACATTTATATATAGGAGAAAAAATGAAATTAGTAGAAAAAGAAAACGTAAACTTACAAACCATAATAGAGGACTTAGCAGATATAACTTACTGCTTAGGAGAAATGAAGGAGGATTTAGATTCTTACCGGAATATATTCCTCAACCTTGAAGAACACATCAAAGAAAATAAAATAAACCATAGTCTTTTGGATAGAATAAACACAACCATTAGAACTTTTAACCAAGTAGAAGATGTCATATGGCAAAGCTACTTAAAACTATTACAAAACGAGGAGAACTAAAATGAATGGTAAAGGCTCAGACTTTCGCCCACATAACAAAGAGAAATTTAATGAAAACTTTGATAGAATATTTGGTGAGCGATCAGCTCGCCAAGTAACCAAGGTAACCATAGAATTTGATCTTGATGGTAGCAACCATACTATAGATGAAATCTACACCCGCGCTGAACAGTTGATCAAATCAAAACAACTTAAATTCGACACAGCCACGAGGTATGATTGAAACTATAATTAATATCTATCTATCCCTAAGCGGAGTATTTATAGCTATGCTATTGGTAACTTCGCTAATTGGGATTATAATAAACAAGTAGGTCGAGGTCGCGTATATATCACACTCCCCTTTTTGGACTCCTCACGCACTTCGACTTACACCCCCACGCAAGCACGCAAACCTCACTCACGCATCAATTCATTCGCTAAACCCACCAACAAGAAATGCTTCTTCCCACCAGGCTGACTCATACGCAACCTTTTCTTCTCCCCCTCAAGCACGCACCAAAGAATCTCTTTCTCAATTAAATCCTTCATACCCCTACCGGCACTTCTCCTGTTCGCTCCTATCATCTTTGCATAATAACTAATTGCATCATGACTACTAAAAGTTTCAAACCTGTATCTTTCACACACCGCCCACAACAACATCTTCGAACTCATGTTCAAATCCTCACGCCCGCATATACGTCTGAACAATCTCCATACGCACACTCGCATCTTTGTGTAGTTGTCTTGCTTGCGCACGCACGCAGTTGGCACCAACGCAGTCTTACTTAAATCACCTACCTCTTGTGGAGTCACCCACCAATATTCTTTATTACTCGTATCAAATCTTCTCATCTTTCTCCTCACTCACGCTTGCACGCACGCTTGCTTGCTTGCTTGCTTGCTTTTGGGGAGAGACAAATCCCCTTAGGGATTTTCTCTCTATATATCATTTTAATGATATGGATATATGGTACAGAATGTCTACATTGTAGGTACATTTTGTCCATAGTGTAGGTACAAAATGTCCACATCATAGGTACATTTTGTCTACATCTACCTCTTCTTTTGGTAGGTAAACTTCTACAAAACTATTGCAGTTTGGACACGAAAGATTTGTCACCATCATGTAGTGATCGCTCTCATCTTCAATGTCATGGTCGCCACCCCATATTAATTTGGTATTACAATGCCAACAATTCATATTCATTTCTCCTTAAAAATGTATTTCATATTCTGTCTTTTGTGCTGAGTCTATTGGTTCTAAGATTCCATCTTTTCTTATTAAAGTTTGCACCCCGTAATCCACATTACCAGAGTTAGATTTCACCAAGGCCGCCTTGACCACACTCAACCTGTTGTATGGTATATTTGCTTGCTCACATAACAATTCAGCATCCGATTCACTTGGTACCCACATTGAAATTGCAAAACGTACTGAGTCTGTGATGCTTGATGCTCCCCTGATGTCCGCTTTGTGAGAGTAAGGATCATCTGAGTCATTGGTTATTGATTGTTTATTAATATGGTGGGTGGTAAGCGTAGTACAACCAATATTTGCACTAATCATGGCACAGTAACTGCCCCATAACTGTCCGGCCTCATTACTTTGTGACACGCTTGCAGTAGTAAAAGCTTGCAACGGATCAAAGGCAACCAGCTTTAAGTTATCAATGGTTTTTAATTCCTCTACTATTTGTTGTGCTTGTTCGGTGATACCTTCTTCTCTTAACAAGATTAAAGGTTCTTTTTGATCCGGTACCGGGAACACATAGACATCGTTGTTGTGTTTAAACCTTTCACCAAGTGGATCAAGTAACTCAATCCTGTTGTGTACCTCGTTTAAATCATCCTCAGCACAGAAGACCACCGAAGATCCGTGTTCTTTTACTGGTTTTCCCCACCAAGTCGTGCCTTTAGCTATAGCAAGTGCTAACTGTAATAGTGATAAAGACTTACCAACACCACCACTACTGGCTAATATTCCTGGTTTAGCTAGTGGAATGAAAGAGTCTACTAAAAACTTTTGTGGTTCTGGTTTTTCTACCAAGTTGCGAATTGCATATTTCTTAATATTAAATTTAGATTCAGTAAGCTCTTGTCTCACCTTATCCAAACCGTGTTTTAAATATAAGTCGTTGTAGTCACCACGTTCGCTTGGCAAACGCACGCATGAGTTATTCACAGCTTGTACACATTCCTGTGCTTTCTTCTCGCCAACTCCGGACTCATCATTGTCTAAAGCAATAATAATTCTAGCACCCGAAAGCTTGCGTATCTTAAGGGCAACTGCCATGACGAAATTGGCAGAAAATACGCAAGCTACGGGAATCTGGGTAGCCTCATAGATAGTTGCAGAAGTTGAATAACCTTCAGCTAATATAATTTTATCTAATTTAGGAATGTCTTTTATGTCCGCACCAATGAGAAATATATTTCCTTTGATCTCGGAGTCAGAGGCGAATCTTTTTTCACCTTTTTTGTTTATAAACTGTAGAGAACGTATGTCTCCTGTTGTAGAATACACACCGCAAACCAACATATCCTGGTATTGCTTTAAACCATAACTTTTAACTTTTTTATTTGTGAGATATTCATGTTCAACAAGATTAGAATAAGATTCATGCCAGTCTTTAACTTTTTTAGCCACTTCGTCATGCCTTTGTTTTTTAGCTTTATCAGCCCTTTCTTTGTTCTCTTGCAGTTGTCGTTGTAAGTCTTCTCTATCTTGAATAGACATAGTTTGATGATTAACACTTGACCATTTGCCTTCAAACCCAGTCTTCCAGTTACCAAAAGTTGCAAAATAATTACCGTTTACTTCGTTAACAACATAATATCCCGACTTCTGTCCAGAAGAGTCAGCACGCACGCCAGCAAGCTCGGTTACCGGCACCCTTACTATCTCTCCTGTTATTTGTAAATGATCAATACGCAAGCCCTGTGCTTGCATCTCGTTGATTAAATCGTTTGTATCTTTGCCCGTGTTTTGTACCAGATTATTTTCGTCTGGAAAGTATTTCCTCAGATCCATGTTTTGCCCTTTCATCGTCTTGTTTGGCTATAGCATTAGCCCAGTTTAAATATTCTCTTACTATATTAGTAAAAACCCTTTTTCTTTTTACTCTATCCCATTTGTGTAGAGGCTCGTTACCTTCTTGTCGAGATAGTTCTAGATAGATATCTTTAGTTTGCGCAATAGAATATTCAATGCCTTCGTCATTTAACTGGCATTTGTTTGGAAGTCTTTCACCTTCCTTAATTTTGTTTAAATGATCCATACTGCATGCTCCCAACCAATGATCTCCATCTTGGTAAAGTAAAGGCCCACAAGGTCGCTTGCAATAAGCACATAAAGTAGGCCTGTTTTTCGCATCGTAATTAAAAAGGCGCGTCTTCATCGAGAGTAGTAGAACCCATAGCTTCTAAATCTTCCTTTGAAGGACTAGCCTTAATGTTATCATCTGAAGTTTTTGGCTTGCTAACTTTTTGGCTAGCAGGCTTCCAGTTCTTACCAAAGTCTTCATCAATTACCATGTACTTATCATCTGCATCCATTTTAATTGGCGCGACAACTGACTTGTCCATGAATTTATCCATGCTTGTCAATGAGCCTAAACCCATTGCTGTTGCCATAGCTTTGAATGAGTGTCTGCCACGTCTTGCCACATCTGGATTATCATGCTCCATTGCAAAAGCATGGTTAATTCTAAAACCAGATTCACCTACTGTGAAAAATACTTTAATTGCTTCCCAGTTATTTCTACCGGTAACAACCTCATATCCATCAAAGTTTAATGTGTGAACACCAGGTTCAATCTTTGCTTGCGATTCTGTTCCAGAATCTAAATTATCAAAATTATATTTTGTTAAGTCCATATTTTTACTCCTATAAATTAACCAGGATCGTAAGATGAATAAGTATTAAGATACTCAATCAAATCTTCACAATCCTTTTTTAAATCAGCGATCCTGTCGTAGGTTTCAACTGGATAAGACTCACTTTCAAAATCAACTTTTCTTAATAAAGAATTAAGTCTAGTTGTAATCCTGTCCAGGTCTCGCTGTACCACATCAATATCAGATAACAAACTCACTTCAACATTGCCTCACGAATGGCTGGCCATTCCATCGGCAGTTCGTCTGGTAAGTTATATCTGTTCTTTGCAAGGAAAGCCGGATCATTATTGGTATAGATAATTCTATCGCCAGATACAGTCTTAGTAGTCATGCCACTTTTACCTTGCACCTTAATAGTTCCTAATTTTTTAGCCGCAAAAAAACATGCGTCTGAGTGTTCTAATAACAATGCCGCAGCTTTTTTATGAAGCTTAAGAGAGAACCTGTCATATGCTTCTATTCGTGGATCTTCCACTTTTCGTACATCACTATGGCAAATCTGAAAGATCATCATGCCTTTGTCTCTTAGTCTATTAAGTTTTTCTATATATTCACCCCAGTATCTAAGGGTTTCTGCATAGCCTTTTCCATAGCTTGGTTGATCAATAGATTTCCAACTATTGTCTTCACAAACTTTTTCCCAAAGCAGTCGTTCAAACCAATCTAAAGAATCAACACAAACAGTTTTGTATTCATGTTTTTCATTAGCAAGTTCGTCTAAGTTATTCATCACATCTTTGTAAGTCTTACAAGGAATATGATCCATTTCAATTTTGCCTAGACCGTCTTCTACGTCTAACATAATTGGGTTTCTAGTTTGTGAGGCTAAATACGTTTTACCAACTGCTGCTTCACCATGCACGATAATTCGTGGTGGTTTCTGCTTAGATTTTTTTCGTATATCCGCCAGACTCATTTAGCCACCTCTACAACAGATTCATTTTCTAATGCATCTTTGAGTCTTTTTGAGTATTCAGCTCTTAAGATGTCTAGTTTCTCTACTTCAAAGTTTGCGTTGGCAACAAAGTCATTTTTTTGTTTTTCTACCAATGCTAGTTTGTTATAAAGTAACCCTTGCTCATCGTTAAGATCGTCAAGGTTATATTCCTTGCCACCCTCTTCGAAGCTAAAAGTTTTTATTTCACTATTTTCCGTCATTTTCATCTCCATGATTATATTGTTTATATAAATCGCAAATGCTCCTCGCGTTACACCAACGACAATGATCCCCGTATACATATACAGGGTTTTCTTCAAGACAAGCATCAACGCTTGGCTTCAAAAAATCGTATGCCCAGTCCACTAAGAATTCTGCTGTGGTAATCCATGTTTTTATAGGCCCACCACCCCATGTAGCCCTTGGTTGCACAATGGTAATCTCGACTTCTGTGTCTTCATTACCATATCTTGACAATGCACCAAGCGCATAAATCATAGCCTGTTTGTTGTTATCTGGGCTGACGGGATATTTACCAGTCTTAAGATCTATAACACACATTCTTGCAGGGGTGACAATAAGTGCATCGGCATATCCGTAAAGGTTGTCTGATATCTCATCTAATCTAACCTTTTGTTCAACAAGTAATTTCCCGTCAATTTCTTTTGTTCGATTTTGAACATAGTCAACATAGAACTTTGCACAATCAATCATGTCTTGATCTACTACTATTTCAAAATCTTCTACTAATTCTGTTTTTCCTAACCAATAATCTTCAAGAGTCACATCAACTAAGAATCCCTTTAAGAGTTGTTCTGTCATGCTGTGAATTAACGTACCAACTGCCGCAGGTATACCAACTTGGTAATCAACCTTTGCCGCTAGTTTTGGCATGCCTGGACATTTCGTCCATTTATCTGCTGATGATGGGCTAAGTAAAGCGTGCTTCATTAGATACCCTTGATTTTTCTTCCCATCTTTTGATCTCATCTAAATCATATAAGACTTTACCGTTAGGCCCGCTTGGTTGTAAGTATGCTGGGCCTTTCTTTTTTAATCTTAAATTGTGAATTGATCGGGCATCCATACACCAACGCTTTGCTAATTGCTTAGTGTCAATGAATACTGTATCTTTAGTGTCCATATTTCTCCCTTTTTTGTAATATTTATGTAATAATATACTTAATATTTTATATTAACAAGTATTTTTTAAAAAAGGAGTTAAAAAATGTCGATAGATGATATCAGCAAAGAAGAGTGGGATAAGGTTAGTAATATAAAACCAGATATGGTTAATAAGCCACAGCATTACCAAGGTATTGTTGAGTGCATAGAGCTAATTAGAGACAGGGTTGGATCTAAAGGATATGCGGCTTATCTAGAATCAAATATCTGGAAATATTTATATAGACATAAAGATAAGGAAGAGAACATACAGGATTTGAAAAAGTGTCAATGGTATTTGAATGAACTAATTAAATATTATGAGGAATTATAAAAATTGCTAAGGAGGTAACTATGAACTTATATGAGTTTGACGATCCAATTCTTAAAGAAAGAAACGGAAGAAAACCAATATATGTAAACAAACATCTTGCTAGAAAGTTTA